AAGTCCTGTAGAAAACCCACCGTCGTAGTACATATGTACTGACGGAAGGGTTAAGTACAGGAATCAGTCTTCGTTGCGTCGCTCCCAACGAATGAGATCTCGATTGAGATCTACCTTCTTCTGGAGAATAACAACGAATGGCATCAGGTCTTGAAACTGAGCCATACCATCCTGCCATTGGAAGAAAAGATCGAGTGCTGCCTGACGGTCAGCTTCAATCTCTTTGTCAATGACAGGAGAATCTCTACGTGCCAGGAGACGAGCATCCTGGGTGAGGAGATGTTCAACAGCTTGGTAGTTCATAGAACTAACTTGGTGTCGTGTGGTGTAGTGCAGAGAGAACTCTGCAGAAAACCCACTCATCACATAGATGAGAAGGGTTAAGTGCAGAGATCAGTTCATGTACTTACTGTTGATGCAGTAGTACGTATCACCAAGGAATCCCTTGGTGTAGATCAGGTTATGTCCTGGTTGGTCATGGCACGTGGCTTTGTAGTGTTTGTTGAGAACTTTCTGTGCTCCAACAGATAGGAGTAAGCCAATACCAGTGCCAAGTACAAGAGCAACACAGGAGTCAAGGAAGTGATTGTCAGTCATGATCAGAAGATTGTTCCAACGAGATTGTCTTGTTCCATGGTGATGCCGTAGTTATAAACGTCCTGCATCTCCTGGTACAACTCCTTGGTACCTGTAGGAATACCATGCATTAGCGTCTGGACAGATAGTTCTTTCCATTCGCCAGCAATCTTCTTCTCGAAGCGAAGCATGGTGCTTTCACCTCCGTACCACGTGACGCGGTACAGAGTGTCGCACTTGGGTTGATAGATCATCATGGTGTGGTGTTGATCTGTTAGCCACCCTCGGTGGGTGGCAATAACTGGGCTAGGGTTTGCACCTAGCCTCCCGCTTTAACGGATCAGCTGATTAGTCGTCTGACCTAAACATTGAGCGATAAACCTTCCTGGTGATATCACCATTCGGATCATTAGCCGCAATGAAACGGTCAACCATTTCAGCCATGCAGATCTCATGGCTAACCATTCTCTGACAACAATCTTCAATTGCTGCCTCACGAAGTGAGATCAGCACTTCAAGAGTGTGCGCAAGAGCTTGGTCCACAGGAAACTCCTGTCGTGTGCGGTGCCTATCTCCGCCGGAGGCAATAGCTATGGGAGGGTTTGCACCTCCCAACCCGCTTAGACGGATCAGCTAGATGTCGTAGCCGTTAGTAATGCACCAGTCTCTGTGGATCTGGTCTGCCTCCTTGGGCCATGCATGTGTACGGCATTGTTCGGCAGTTGCCTTATCAATGAAGTACGCAGCAACAGGCCCAGCAAGAATGCCGAGGCCAAATGACCAGACGATGACTGATGCAAAGACGTGCTCAGGCTTGATCACGGTGGTGTCGTGTGGTGTATGCGGTACCCATCTCCGCTGTGGGTAATGACCAAAGCCAGGCATTGCACCTGGCATGGGAGCTATGACTCACTTGGTCTGTAGTTGACGCGCAAACTTGCGTGCCATCTCAGTCGACATTGTTGTCGAAGCATGTGCTCCCTTCTGGCCCTTAAGGACCCAGCGGGTAACACGTGCTTTATCCTGGTTCACCTGGAACTGATACACAGCAGTGTCAGTAGCCAGGGTGTAGTGGATGATCACGGTAGTCTCCGTGTGTGCAGTGCCCATCTCTGCTGAGGGCAATGGAAGCCCAGGGGTTTGCACCCTGGGAACCGCTTTAACGGATCAACCTTTAGGCTCAATAGCCTTGGCGAGTTTGATGCGTGCATCACGCACCCATCTCTGCGCCTTCTCCTTGCTCTGGTCCTTAGCTACTGCATTGGCAGCGACGATCAGACCAGCAGCAAGTGACTTACGGATTCCCATGGGGATCTCCTGTGGTGCGGTGCCTATCTCCGCTGGAGGCAAATCTGATGGGAGGAATCGAACCTCCCTTCGCACCAGCTATCAGTAGCAGTTGCAATAGTCCAACTTGATCATTGCGTGCTTGACCGGAACCCAGCCTCTAATTGATTCCCGTTCTTCTGTGAACCGGATGTAACGAGCTGGGCTATCATCTGTTGCGCCCTTCTTCCAGGCAACGACAGTTGCCATGTCGAGAACGTCGCTCTGGTCCAATTGAACCCGAGCTTCCCATCCCATCTCTTCTGCTTTGGCTTTGGCTTCCAGTGCAAGCTTGTTGGTCTTGTTCATTGGTGTTGAATGCAATTGAGCAACGCTACGTTTAACGTCCAGCTCGACGACACTTAACTCTCTAATCCCGACCTTCTGTCTCGGGTATTATCCCGAGCTCCCTTAGAACAACAGTCTGCTTCTGCAAACTCCAGTCAGGGAGCGCGATTTGGAGGTTCCGCGCGAGTTAGAATGCAATTGTCAGGGAATTCTGACATTCTTCTCGGGAAAATTAGGCGGTGTATCATAGACGATACCCCAGTTTCTTTTTTTTCCCTACGCATTCCCACTCGGCGGGGTGGTTAGAGAACAGTCAAGTAATTTTATCCCCTATTTAGAGCTATAAAGGGCCTGACTTTGAAGGTATAAATGTACTTTTGTAGGCAAAATCAACAGTTTGCCCAAGAATTTAGACAAAAAAGCCGGGGTCTTTTCCCCGGCCATATTCAAAGTTTAAAAAATTTATTATTTTCCCTTCTTTGCTTTGTATGCGAGGGTTGCATTCATTGCTTTTTTAAAAGCTTCCTCATCTGGAAGCTCATAAGCTAGTTCTTTTTTAGCCGAAGTAACAAAATCACGAACAGCAAGGGAATCTTCACCTGCTTGCGCACGTTCTAATGCTTTGTTTTTAATAGCCTCTAAAGCTTCGACCCGTTTTTGGCGTGTTCCAGCGTCCATTCCTGGCACAAATCCATGTATTTCTCAATAATAAACCCCACATCCCCTGGATTCACGGACAATAGAATGTGTGAAGGTAAAAATTCAAAGCAATAAAGCTTTCAGGCGCATGTATTCAAGTAATTCAGCAATGAATACGGCCCTTACGGGTGCATACCTTGCGGAAGAGGACAGAAAACGGCGTGAAGCCGAAAGTGCACCCCGTCAAGACAGCTTGCTTGACACAATTGGCAAGATTGCTCTAGCCGCTGGCGCAACTGCTGGTGCTGTCGTTGCAGGACGCCGGTTAGCTCGCGGTAAAAATACAAGTGCAACCTTCGACTTGAGTAAATTTGCTGGCGAAGGTGTTGATAATCTTCGTCGCGCTGCTGCGGAAAAGATTGCCCCTCAAGATCTTGTTCCTCCTTCCCGGCCAGTACCAACGACTGGTGTTGAGCGCCAACGTCAAGTTATTGAAGACACGATCCGTGCACGGAGTGAGCGCCCACAAGGGATTGTCACCGTTAATCTCCCACAACCCAAGACGGCTTTTGATCCCTGGACCGGACGTGAGACAATCACTGATCCTTTTGGTGTAGCCACTGTACCCCCTGGCCCCAATATCAGGGAGATGTCTTTTGTTTTGGGCGATCTCCCGGAGCCAACAGAGGCAGAACTTGCAAAAGTCCTTTCTAAATCTCAAGAACTTTCTTATTCACCAACTCCACTGACTCGTCAACAAGTTATTAGCGCTGTTGCAAAAAAACCTAAGTCTGAACTTCCACGCGTCTACAGGCCTCAAGGTGATGCAGACGTTGAATTAATCACAGACCCAAATACTGGTGAAATTTTTAGGTCAGGAAAAAGCCCTGAAAGTTTCAAAGAACAGTACATTAGTTTGCGTCCAGCATTAACAGGGCAACGTACTGATCTTCCCCAAGGAAGGACCCCTGGTACTTTTGCACAATTTAGTCAAGAGGCAAGTGGCGCTGCAGCCGCTCTGCGTCGTGAAGCAAATACTGTTCAATCTGCAGGACAAGAAGATTTTGCTAGTCAGTACCTTCGCAACGAAGGCTATAAAGATGCAAACACTCTTGTTGATCAACAAGTTTCTTCCAACCTGAATCAAGTTGACCAGTTCGTTAATGCGGTTAACTCTGCAGAAGACCAACAGACCGGTCGCGTAAAGCTTGCGTTCCAACGTAATGAGGATGAAAACCTTGCCGCAATTGAATTGGCAGAAGATCGGGCTGATGCACAGCTTGCAACCCTGGCACAAACCAGACCTGAAACCGCTGGTTCTATTGAGGTCGATGCAGCCATTAACACAGTTGCAGCTCAGCGTCCTGATGGAATGCCATTAGATCAGGCAGAAGGTTTCCGTGCTTTTAGTCAACGTGCAACGCAAAGAAAAAATCTTTTAGATGTCCAAGAGCAAATGTGGGCATTTGAAGAACAAATGGAAACGCAAGGACAAAAAGCGCAAGCGTGGCTTAATAAACAATTAGAAATTCAAAAACGTAGAGAGCCTGTTTTAACAATTGAAAATAAAGTTTACGATCTTGTAGGCAAAGCAGCGGAACAAGGCATAGCACTTGAACCTTCTCGTGCTCTAACATTACTTACTAATCCAACCGCTGAACTAACTGGAACTGAACAACGTTTATTCAAAATTGATCCTTCACTTGGCAAATTTGCTTTAAAAGGTCAAACTTTTGAACCCGGACAACAACAAACAGGCGCATCTCTTGGTGTATTAGGAGAACGACTGGAAACTATTCCTAATGTTGGTGAAGACCCTAGATCTTTTATTACACAAGCAGCTTCAGGTACTAGCATTCGCGGTCGTTCTCGTGTTCCAAATGTTCCGGACGAATCAAGAGCACGGTTATCTTCTTCTGGCCGCCCAGTAACTGCAGATGATGTATTCATTGATGAGGGTGGAACAGTAACTGTTTCTCCTGGAGAAGAGTTAACTGAAATGGTATTCGAGTCAAAAGAGCCTACGTATACTCGTTTTGTACGTAATCCTCAAGCCGCTGAACAGCGTCCAGCTTTCTTTGGACCTGGCCTTGCACCAGCTGAACAATTGAAAGTAGGTCTTTCTCCTGAGTATGCTCCCAAGGGAATGCGGGCAGTGCAGACCAAAGAAGGTCAAACCTATTTTGTGCCAATTGGGGATCCGGGCGGAATTGGTGTGTACGGGGAAGAAAGGCGTTTCGCTTCTGGGCCAATTGTTAAATTTGACGATCCAGAACAAGAACGTGTTGCTGGTGCGTATACAAAAACAGCGATGCGTGCACCAACGGAAATGCCCTTTAAAGAAAAACAAAAAGGCGGCGCAGGTTTTGGAGATCTTTCTTCTCAACAGTTGCAATCTTTTATTGAAAAGGCCCCAGAGGGTGCAATGCGCCTGGCGGGACAAAAAGAACTTGCTAGACGTGAGATTACCAAACAATCTTTAGCTGCTTCGGAATTATTCCGTCGCGGTAGAATTGAAGGACTTCTGTGAAAACAATGGCTGAAAAAAAGAAAGATAAAAAATGGATCCAGGGCATGGAAATGAAAGAAGGTGCCTTTACTGCCAAAGCAAAAAAGAAAGGCATTACTTCTGCTCAATTACAAGAAAATGTTCTGGCTAATCCAGATAAATATGACGAAAAGACGGTGAAACAAGCGCGTCTTCGTCAAACTTTGGTAGGATTAAAAAAGAAAAAGAAAGCTAAGTCTGAGAGCTAATTGTGAAGGACGCAAGGCTTGATCTAGGTCGTTACATTCAAAATCCTTTTAATCGCCGTGGTGAAATTGCCAAGCGATTAGATTTTGATGATCTGTTTCGAGCCAAGCCTGAAACTGGTGATTACCCCTGGAACCCATCCAGATTTGATGAGCGCGACTTGTTGAAGCGCTCAATGACTCGCAAAGTTACTTTAAACCCAGATCTTAACTTTGTTGGTAATACACCGTTCTTTGACGATAATGATCCAAATGCTACATACGAGCTCTTTGAGGGCTTAGGTCGTTTTAATCGCCCAGAAGATTATGACTTCGACGAGGGGCGTGCACGCACTGAGCAAAGGCCGCAACAACAACCAGATTTTAATCCCAACTGGATCGAAGCTTATAAATTAAGTCCAACACTTAATCCAGGTAAGTCTGCCAAGAATCCAATGCCACGCCTGCGGAACCCTGATCCGAATGGCTATCTTATGGCTGCAGCTGAACGTCGTGCAGAAAACGAAGTTGAAGACAAACCATCGATTGCACAACTCTTGGATCGCCAGGGTGTAATCAAGGAGCAACAAAAGAGCGCAGAAGAACGTCAAGGTCAAGAAACAGTTGACGAGGAAAGTGTGGAAACAAACGTATCCCCTGGTAAAACCCAAGGGTAACAACAGATAAAATAGTTGTATCAGGAGGATAATATGGCGGGTCTTGCAGGTAGACTTTCCGGTCTTTTACAACAAGCAGCGCAAAGTAAAGTCGGTCAAAGGCTACTGGATAAAGGTGGCAAAGACCTTCTTGTCTCTGCTGTCCCTGGCGCAGCATTAACCACCGTTCTCAGCACAGTCACAACCGGAAATCCACTCGCCGGTTTAGCTATCGGTGCCGCTGATCTTGGACTTGGTTTTGGTGCAGCAAGAGCATTGGGAGGCACCCGATTTGCGGGTAAATTTCGTAATTACGCATCTGATGATGATGTAGCAAAATATTCGGGAGTTAGTAGGAATATTCCGGCTTCCGCGTTAAAACGGGAATACGTTCCAAGCATGGCTCAAAATGCAGCAATGATTGGCAGTAGTGCAGCATCTGTAATTGGACTTGAACCGTTATTCCTTCAGATGCAACAGCAACAGAATACAAACCAAATGATTACACAACAGCAACAGCTGGGCCAACAAGAAGTCTTAAATCAGATGTATACACCGTACACAGCTGATGGCACACTGTATCAATTGCAGGGTCTTCCTTATCGCGTAATAGAAGGACAATAATGGCAACCCCAGTACAAAAACAAAAAGCACAATCATTCCTGGGACAGGTTTATCAAGATGTTTTAGCAGGGATCGGTGGTCTGTTTCCTCAAAAAGTAAAGCAAGGTTTCCAAGCTGGCGTTGAGTTAATGTCTCCGCAGGCTCGCGCTGAGCTTCGCGATGAAAGCGGTGAGCGTATCCTTAGCTCAATTTCAAATTACAGCACTGTTAGTCCTAAGTTCAAAAAAGAACTCGCAGAAGTTAAAGGAATTACACTCCAAGACACGCCGCAGGAATTCCTTGGTGCATATGCAGCCAGACTATTAACAGATGTTGGGACTGATTCAACGCGTCATCTTTATTGGCGTTACAACCATCCGATGGCTATCGCAGACACCATTATTGAAAAAGCAGCTGGTCCTTCCTATCAGATGCTAAATCCAACACAAAAAGCAACAATTGGTTTGATGGTGGGTGCACCAACGGCTGCTTCCCTTGGAGTTTTTGATATTACAAATCCAGGAGAGTTGTTCCGGCCCAAAGGTTTTGCTCAGTCTTATGCAGAGGAAGGTTCGGAAGATCGTCGTGAGAGTACACAACCTGGCCTTGAACTTGTTGAGCGCATGTTCCTGGGACGCCAAGGACGCCCCTTGAAATACGAGACTGCTAAAGAAGATATTCCAGATCTCACAAAAGAACGTTATTCGGATTACATGAAGAACTATTACCAAGATAAAGGCATTACTGGCCTTGGTTTGGTCAAGTTCACCCCAGAGAATTTACAAGGTGAACCGGAAGCTCGAATTGTAGGCTTCCCAATTGGCCTTCAATCTGTTGGTGCTCTTGCAGGTGGTGCAACAGCACTGCGTAGTGCAATGAAATCTCAGCCCCCTGTCATTACTGAGATGAGAGGAACACAAGAAATTAGGCGTCGCGTCCCTGGTGCCACACGTCGTGCTGCGGGTATTACGCTGGCTGGATCACTTGCTGGTGCTCTTGCAGGTAATTTAACCAACAAAGCGATTGCTTCACTAAACAATAATCCAGAACGTTTGCCAGATACACTTGAATACCAATCAGGTGTATAGACTGATAAAATACTATTAATAAGTAAATCGTACAAAAATGATTGGTCAATTCCCCACGGATCCGATGATGGGACCGTCGAGTCCACTTGGAGTAATTAACGCTAAAACAACGGTTCAAGGCCCTGGCGGATTTGAGCAACTCCTTAATGCTCTGCGTGAAGCTGGTCGCACTGGCGCTGATAAGATTGCAACTCCAACAGGTGCAAAAGTTGCTGGTCTTGCGGCACCAGCTCTTTATGCAACCGGTAGCTTAATGGGTGGTGACATTGCTCGCGGTGTCGGTGAACTGGGTGGCGGCCTCCTTGGTTCTCAACTCGTTGGTGGTATCGCTAGAGGACTTGAGCAGGGTGGTGGCACAAAGGGCAAGCTTCTCGGTGGCGCAGTACGTCTGGCCGGTGGCCTTCTGGGTGGTGGCATCGGTGGCGGTGTTGCTAGTGCAGTTGGCGGTGGCGTCGCCCGTGCTGCAGAAGCTGTGACTGGTGGCGCTGCACGTACTGAAATGGCCCGTGGTCAATCTCCTAGCGTGATCCCTGGCGTGGGTAGTACCGGCATCGGTTTTACAAATGATGATATCGCAAAAATTGAGCAGCTATCTAAAATTACTGGACGCAGTCAAGTTGATATTGCTCGAGAAATGCTACCTATTCAAAATGAACAGCGTAATGCAGAGCTTCAAAGGACTATGCAGCTTGCTCAACAAACCGGTCAAATTACAGGCGCTTTAAATCGTCAAAGTTATATGGCTCAGCTTGCAGGTGGCGCACAGCAACAGGCTGGAGATACTGTACGAACGATGCTTACCGCTGCTAATCCCTATGCGCAATCCGCCTTCCAAGCTAGGGGTTAATTATGGATGCAACAACATTCGCTAAAAATTATGGTTTACTTTTAACCGAAGGTAAAAATTTCGGTTTAGAAGGTGATCAACTTAGTTCTTTTATTGCTAAAGGACTTGAGTCTGGCAAAGGTAGTGAATTAAAAGATTTAGTTGATCCTATTCTTCAAATTCGTAGAGAAGAAAGAGATCCGCTATATCGCAAACAAATTCTTGAAGATCAACTTTCGTTCGATAGAGAACGGATGAAAGAAGCCGCTAAGTATAAAGCGTTGTTTGATCTACCTGGAACAATCATGAGCGCAGTAACTACTCCAGGTATTATCGCCGCACAAGGTGCAGCAAACATCGCCAATATCATGACGCAAGGTGCTCAAAACATTCCCTCATTAACTCGTTTTGATCGCGGCAGCTATAGCTATACCCCAAACCGTTATTTTAGCTAATGGCTTTTCCAAAGTGGTCTTCTGCTTTTGGTTCATCTTCAATGCCTAGCATTGCAGATTCTTTTAGCGGTAAATTTGACCTTGGAAAAACAATTGGATTAGACTCATCTAAAGAACTTGGTGGTATTGGCAAAGGAGGAGGAATGGCTTTTGATCCAGTTACTCTAGGCTTAGGTGCTCTCAATATTGGCGCAAATCTTTTTGGTGCTAGCGAAGCAAATAAGACTCGAGCTAATATTGCCAATGCTCAGATGGCTGCTGCGGCAGATCAGCTGAAATGGCAAACAATGCTTGGTCGTGAACAAGCAAAAGGCCAGATGGGCGCTGAGCTTGGTAGCCGTATTTTCCAAAGCACCACTGCTCCTGACCTTGAGTTTGGTCGTCAGCGCGAAGCAGAAATGTTTGCGGCAGGTCCACTGGGAGAGCGGCAACTAGCTTTGGATACTGAACGTGCTCGACGTCAATTTGGTCTTACTGAATCCGCTGAAGCTCGTGAGTCGCGACAACGTGAAAATCGTGAAGCGTTAAAAAGAACTTTTGCTGAGAAACAAGCTCAAATGGCGGGAATGTTTGGTCGCATTGCTCCGCAAGAAGTTAGTACTTATTTTGTATAGGAGTTAAATCATGGGCGGTGGTGGAACTAGGGTTGAATACAAAGCTCCCAATATTGAAAAAGATGATACTTTTGAGAAGTATCTTCAATATCAACAGCAAAAAGAAACACTTGCTGAACAACGCGCTGCAAATGAAAAAGCAGAAGCAGCAGCAAAAGAACAAGCACGTAAAGCCTCAGCACAAGCTGGTTATGGGGGTTTGAGATCTGGGATTGAATCTCAGCTTCGGCAGGGTCTCATTACTTATGGTGACGCAACCGGCCAACTTCGTGATTATGCAGCGAAGTACGATTTAACTCCCCCTGAGTCGGAAATTGCAGATCTTACAAAGATCTATACAGAAGAACTTCTTCCTGGACGCCGTGCCACGGGAGTATCAGCAGCGTACGAAGAATTACTTGGTCGCCAAGCCACGGAAGAAGAAAAAGGCAAAGCTCTGGAGCGCTTCCAACAAGGTTATTACAGTTCTGTTCAAGACCTTAAAGACTCTCTTGTTAAAGGTTCTGAATATCAAGATAAGTTTAATCAAAGCTATCTAGACAATTATTATGACACCATGTTTGGCAAACAAGGTGTTGACGAGAAAGGTAAGAAGACAGGGCAACGTACTTTTAATTTCGCTTCTAATCTTCTGCCTCAGTACGCTGAAGGTCTTGAAGGTCGCACTAAAGTCACGACACCTGACTTTGGGGCCTCCTTTACTGGTACGCCTGCTGAGATTGAAGAACAACAGCAAAATATTCGTGACACGCGCAAGTACCTTTACAGTGCTGGTTTGACAAATCTTCAGGGAGAGATTGACAAAGAAACTCAAAAACTGAAGAACGAGGGTGAGAAAGAGTTGGCAAAAATTAAGAGCCAAGGTTCTATTTATCAGCAACTTATCGGATCATTCTCATTCTCTTGATGGAATGTGTTTGATATAATTACTTTAGTTATTGAGTTAACCGAATGACGGACACCGCTCCCAACGACGATTATTTTGATATCAATAAATTTGAGCAGCTCCTCCAGCGGCTTGAAGGTTCTAAGGGTCGTCAACAACGCCAAAAATCCCTGGAAAGCCGCCGTGACATTTACGCTCAAGGCCTTGCTTCGATGATGTCTAACTTCTGATAACCATGACGAACATTGCCCCCAACGACGATTATTTTGATATCAATAAATTCGAGCAGCTTCTTGAGCGGCTCGAAGGTTCTAAGGGTCGTCAACAACGCCAAAAATCTTTGGAAGGTCGCCGTGACATCTATGCTCAGGGTCTTGCTTCCATGATGAGCAACTTTTGATTTTTTCTTTTAAGATTTATAAGCCATGACCAGTAGTGTCCCCCCTGGACAAACCGATGTTGATGATTGGTTTGATCTAGATAAGTACCGCCAAGCTGCTGGTGTGGCTTACGAATTCTCAAAGAAAAAAATGGAGACTGCTGGTGAACAAGAACGTGAAACCATCGGTAAAGGCGCTGAAGAATCCCGCTCCTCTGCCGAACAACAACAGCAGTTCAAGCAGAAAGACGAAGAAAGAGATTACGGTCAGGCCCAACGAGCTTATCGATATTGAGTTATTTGATACTTGGGTTGAGAACCTTGATTCTGCAACTCAGGAATCTTTTTGTGCTTTTGCAAAAGATAACTATTCTCTGATTGAGATCTATCTCTACTCACGTTTCCTTGGCTACAAGGGGACAGTAACAGCTTGCGAGCTCTGGGTCAAAGACAATTACAAGAAGGCGGACCACCGCAAAAAACTCTTGTATGAGATCGACGAGATGCAAGAGGATGTCCGAAAGCTCCGTGAAGACGTAGAAAATGGCGTGGTCAAGCGTGATGCGGGTGTTGCACGCATTGCTTCCATGCAAAAAGAAATCCGTGGTCATATCGACCAAATTGAAAAGTTCACAACCGTCAAGGACCGTAGGGGCTTATTGATGGCTGGCGCTGACCGTGCCATCCGCGAACTGATGTTTATCTTTAAGGACGACCCTATCGAGATCCCCCTGGAAGAAGCGTCCATGAGCGTTTGGGCTCGTATGCAATTAGAAGAGTAGTTCTTTTAAAATCTTTATAAGAATATCGTTTTTTATGGGCGCAAAAACAGGAAATCTTTCGGTTCCAATGGAAAGGCAGGCTATTCGTAGCAGGCAAGAAAACGTCTTGAATCAAGCTGGTAAAGCTTCAATGTTTCCAAACAGGGAACCAAGCCCTGCTTTTTCGCAACAACAAGCACAATCCCGTAGTCCACAAGAAGGTATTGAGTTTGGCCCTGGTCGTTCGCGTCGTTACTGATTAAACATGGCTAAGAATAAAATGCCTCCTGAGCTCCTGGAGCACTTTAAAAAGAAAGAAGCAAAGAAAGAAGACGGGACAGAGATGTCCGATAAAGAAAAGCGTAAGGCTGCGTTAGATAAAGCGCGTAAATACAAAGAACAGAAAAACAAAGATACTGACAAATAGAGTAGTATTTGATAACACTGCTTTATTGTTGTGCCCAGCTATACGCATCTCGCTTACCGCCGTAACGCTAAAGCTGCAGCAAAACAACAGCAAATTCGTGTTCCACGCAACCTAAAAGATCTAGAAGCTGCAAGGGAAGACTTTGGTTTTTTCTGTGATTATGTGGCGGATAAACCTCCTGCTGCTCATCACAAAGAGTGGCATCGCCATTTCGTAACAGAAAGGGATAGTTCCTGTTTAACCAAAATTGCAGGCCCGAATATCGATCTCCTGGCACCAAGGGGCTCAGCTAAAAGTACAGTCCTTGGTTTATTCACCGCGTGGGCAATTGGTGTACATACTGCAGCCAAGAAGCCGCTGCAGATCCTTTATTTGTCCTATACGGTTGACATTGCCCGTTCTAAGTCAGCAACAATCAAACGCATCATTGAAAGCAAACGTTACCAAGAGGTTTTCCCTACGGTTCGTTTAATGAAGAATGTCACGAGCAATGAGTACTGGTCGATTGACCATCGTTTTGCTGGCATCGACACAACAGGTGATGAGCAGTTCACTCTTTGTGCTGCTGGCCTTAAAGGTTCGGTGACATCCAAACGATCGCATCTTGTGATCATTGATGACGCCATTAAGAGCTCAGCGGACATCTCTAATCCTGACATCAGAAAACAGATGCAGGAAAACTGGAATGCGGTGATTGCCCCCACGATGTTTGAGGGTGGCAGGGCTATCTGCCTTGGCACGCGATTTCGTCACGATGATATTCACTCAACCACTTTCAACAAACAAAACAATTGGATGCAGATCGTTCTTTCCGCAATCCAAAATGATCCAAAGACAGGAGAAGAAAAATCGTACTGGCCTGAGATGTGGTCATTGGATTATCTAAAGGAAAAGAAACGACAAGCTCCTATTGCTTTTTCGTTCCAGTACATGAATCAAATCGTCAGGCAGAACGAGCTATCCTTGGCACCAGAGCTGATTGTTAAAGCGGAGATAGCTACCGAGTTTGATACGCTTGGAGTTGGGGTTGACCTTTCTGCTGGTACAAAAGAAAAGAACGATTACACGGTGATGATTCTTGGTGGCCGCATTGGAGACCAGGTTCATGTGATTGATTATCGCCGGATTCGAGTGATGGGTAACCTTGAAAAACTAGACGCATTAAAAGAATTGCTTAATGATTGGTCTATTCTTGGTCGAGATGATAACGGACATTACTTTCCGACTTATTCAACGTGTGATATCTGGAGTGAGGCAGTTCAGTACCAGGCTTCCCTAGAGGCCGATTTCAAAAGAGTTTGCTTGAACAACGAAGGTCTCTACAATCTGATTTGGCACCCAATCAAAGGCTTCCGTGCAGACAAGCTTGCAAGATTCCGTGGAATCATGGGCATGTTTGAAGATCGCAAAATCATCTTCAATCGCTATCGGAACTTCACAAATCTCTTCGAGGAACTCACAAATTTCGGTGTAAGTAGTCATGATGACTGCGCAGACGCACTTGTTTGGCTTGTTAACGGTTTAGCAAGAAAAGGTCAGTTGCATCTTGATTACTAAACTTTAGAATAAGAAAAAAGTTAACGCTAAGTCGTGGGTCCAGAATATATTGCCATTGGCTTAACAGCCGTTGTATCTGCTGTTACTGGTGGCAGCTGGGTCGCAGGTAAAATCCTGGGTCGGCAAAACGACCAAATACAACAGGCGTTCAGCTACATTGGATCACAGAAACGAAGGATTGACGTTTTGGAAGACGACTTAAAACGAATGCCTTTGGAATACGTTCTTAAGGTAGACTTCCTGAGAGAGATCCAACAAATGCATGATAACTTCAATCAAATCAATAATAAACTTGATAAACTAATGGAGAAATTACTTGAGTCCAAATGAGTTACATCCTTGAGGTCCAAGAGGACGAGAACGGAGATCCGTTTATCACATTGCCCGAAGAAGTCATCGAAGACTTAGGTTGGCAAGAGGGTGACGTTCTTAACTGGGATGTCAGGAGTAATGGGATTATTTTGAGTAAAGTCAATGACCCTAGTGGCTACGAAGTTATAGAAGAGTAGAATACTTAAAAAGAGATAGTAAAATGCTTAATCTTTCTGGAGAATCAAATATTGCCGGGGCAGTAGGAAATGTTGGGGCAATGAACAACTTACTTGCCGGAAGTCCAAGTTTTACAATCGGCCCACGTAATCCTTTCAAAGGGATGCCACGTGAACAATTGGAGGACCTGAAAAAATTTGATGATCGCCCTCAGGATCTCGAAGATTACTACCGACGGCTAAATACCCCTGGGCCGCAACCTTTCCCCCTGGCTGGAATCCCAGGCTCAAGCAATCTTCCTGGGGCGGTTGGAAATATGGGCGGTCTAGCTAACGCTGGTATGTTTTATGGTCCACAATATGGACAAGCACTTCAAGGATTTGCAGGTAAAACTCTTTCCTAAATCTGCTAGCATTTAAGAAAAGGTAATAGTTAATGGCAACGGACGCTAAGACTAGGCTTAAAGAAATTATTGACTCTTACATCGAAAAAGATGGAGGGGCAGCCATTGATACGGGCGTCGTTGCAGCTCATCTTGCGCAGATGAAATTATTTGGGATTCGACAAGGCGTCGAATTCTTTCCGGCACAAGATAACTTTGGAAATCAACGCAAAGACTTTATTGATCGCGTAATTAAATACAATCAAATTGATACACGCCTTGATTCAATCTGGGATTATTTTCTTTGTGATGGTCAAGGTCTTTTTTATATTCGTCCTACTAAAAACAATTATCGGCTCTACTTTTTTCGTAAGCACGAATATCGTACCTTTTACAACATTGATGGCGAGCTTGATGAAGTTGTAATCATCTATAGCTACAAGATTCGTCAAGGGTTTGGCTATCAACAAGACATTGAGGCTAATAGCCTTACAGGTCCTGCAAGCATGGGGCGTGGCGGCATCAAGCGTTATATCAGGCTTTCTATCAAACGTAAGACAATCGAAGAAACTCACTCAGAAGGTGAGATTTCATTTGATACCAATTACCAAGCGATTCCAGGTAAAACTAAAACATTTAAAAATACACTTGGTTTTATTCCCTGCGTAGAAATCTTCAATAATCCAAAGGGTTTCTCAACTGAGGGTGTGGGCGAGTTTGATGCTCTTGCCAATCATATTTGCACGCATGATGAAATGGTCCGCACCATGCGGAAGAACGTGCAGTTTTTTGGTAATCCAACTCTTCTTTCTTCTCGTCCCAAGACAGACCTGATGGAGTCCGGTGGAGAAGCCGTTGTCCAGCGTCCTTCTATTGCGGCAAACTCTGGTTTCGGTGGTGCAGGACCTTTGAGTCAGTCTCGTTTTAAGGCCGATCCTATTTATCGAGGAGTCGACGGTCAGCTTCGAGTTCCACGCATCATTGCAAACCTGGAGCCAAACGATCGCGTTGGTTACATTGTTCCAGATGCAATCACTGGTGATCAAAATTCTTTTGCTCGTCAATATCGAGAAGAAATTCGCACTGCTCTTGGTGGTGTTGACGAATTGTCTATCTCTGCTGGTGTAACTGCGACGGAATACAAATCTTTGTTCGGTCGGGTTTCTGCTACTGCCAAGAAAAAGGCAATTGCTCTTTATACCTATGGTATTTGCCGTTGTCTTGAATTGATTATTTTCCAGGAGGAACGTCTGTTTAGGGAGACGTTAGCTGCTGCTGCGGGCCTTGAAAAGCCCCTGGAACTACCAGAGGAAGCATCTGATGAAGACATTGCTGCTTACGAAGATGCCATGTCGATGTACGAAGAAAAAGTCAAGCAGTTAATGATGGCTTGCCTGCGTACTCAACAGATTCCTCCCGGTGTCCTTGGTTTAATTCCCGATGGGGACGTAACAATGCAATGGCGTTGGTTGGGGCCTGTTTATGAGGATTCCACTCAGGATATCCTTAACAACTCCATCGTGGTACGCAACCTTCAAGAGTTAGGTGTTGATAGCATTGAGGCACTGAAATACCTCTTCCCGTCTAAGACGGATGAGGAACGGGCCGAGATGTTATCTGGGTTCCCGTTCAGAATGGTGAACGAATTGCAGGGTGCATACTCTCAGTTCGCTCGCTTAGTGGGGGGAATGATGCAAACTCCCCACCCGCAATCACCGGACCTACCGATGGCTGCGGATCCGCGATTAGATCTCACACCGTATCTATATCGCACATTAGAAGCTTTACAAAAGGAGATGAGTTATGCAGGACGCTACCGTCCAATCGATCCCACAGACGAGCCCAGTACCAGTGGCCGTCGCCCCGAGCAGCTACGTGGCACCAGCTCCACAAGCAGCTCAAATGGCGCAATCCCAGGCACCAGTGGCTTATCAGGTGGGTACCAGCTACCCCCAAGCGGTACCTCAGGCGATCCCCAGCTACCAATCAGCCCCTACTCAGTACGCCCCCCAATCCCAACCGGCGGAATCGGCGGGGAATCCATGGGAATCGGCGTTCAACAAGGTGGTGAACCTGCTGAGCGCACCAGTCCAATCCCCGTTCCAGGGTCAACAATCGCCAGCGCCGACAGCGTATACCCCGGCCAATTACGGACAACCCAGCAGCCCAGCTACGCAACAATCGGCTCCGCTGACCTGGTCTCCCAGCCAGGAATCCTCGCCCAATTATTCCCAAACCTCCTCGAATCCATCCTTGGAGCAAATCGCGGACCTGGTAGGAATGAGCCAGGAGAGCCGTCAGGTGATGGACGCGTTCGGGATCGAGGCACCAGCAATTCTGAACAACTACGCCCTGAATCTCGAGGCGATGGTGGACAGCGCCGTCGCGTGGGGAAATCGCGCCGCTGATGCAATCAAGGGTTACGCCAATTTCGCTGTAAATGAGCACCAGGAAAACCTGGCTTACAACGAGATCCTGACCAATCCTGATGTGCTGAGCGATTACACGCTCAAGTTCTTTGGTCCTGAAGGTCCGTACCCCGTGTACGAAAGCGAAGATCAACTTGAGACTCGCGGTTATCCGACCCAGCAAATTGGTCAGCCTCAGATTGGTCAATTCCCTGCTCCCCCAGCAGCTGCTGCTCCTCAGGCACCAGAAAATTTCTGGGGCAACTTCAGCGAGATCATGAATCGTGATCCCCAAAATGCCTGGCGCGTTCTGAACCAGGCTCAACCTCAAACCGTTGCAAACAAATTGTTTGTAATGGAGTGATAAAAGTCAGCCAACAATTGTGTTTAAGATTGTTGGCTGCTAAAATCTTGTTAGATAAGACACATGTGTCTTTATCTTTCACCCGATAAAAACACTGACACTGGAGGATAAACCAAAGTGTTCATTGATAGCTAGTTCAGATCCTGGTAGGTGTGACCTTTCAAGATTTGGTAAATAGCTCCGTGATTACAGTTAAATTTTTCCGCAATCTTTCTGTAAGAAAGACCTGCGTCTTTTAAAGATTTAATCGTAGTCACATCTTCCGAAGAAAACTTTCTCAAAGACTTCTTCGGTTTTCCTTTACTGGCAAAGCCATTGTTTTTATAACAACCGCTCTCCCAGGCCCTTGTTAAATTTTCTTGTTTGGTAACGATCTCAAGATTGTCAAGTCGATTATTCCTCTTGTCATTATCTTTGTGATCGACTTGTAAGGAAAAGTTACTCGTTCCATGAGAACGCAGATCTAATCCTAAAAAAGCAATAGCCATCAAGATATGAAGATGAAATCTTTTTCTTCTTCCGTTTACAAGAACTGAGATACGGTCATAAACACTGGTTGAACTGATAGGGATCTCAAGAAAATATTCTTGATTGTCGGGATCAAGTTGTTTTTCAAAAGCTTTCCCATCCTCAGTCAAGTAAAGATTACCAAATCCTGGAACAAGTTTTGGATTCATGTTGTTTATAAACAAGTTTCCAAAGTGTAACACGCCTCAACTGAACGCTCAACGTTGTCACCTCACCGAGCAATCGATGAGTGCAAACCGGATGAATTCAGGGAAGCCCTAACGTAAAGACGAGGGTAATCCTGAGCCAAGCCAATCAAGCGTGATTGGAAGGTGCAGAGACTACTGGGTGTAACACGATCTTGTTACGTAATACCAGATTCAGCGTCCGGCATCCTACAGGGATGAAGAGATAGTCCACCCCTCTAAGAAACTAGAGACCAGGAGAACGATTTTCCAAAGATCTTGGGTGCGGAGCTTTACCGTCCCCACCCTGCTTACATTGCCGAAATGGCTGTGGAGCCTGTGGTTGTCCACGACTTCACCCGTCAGCCAGGTCAAACCGTTCAGTTAGACCGCTATAAGTTCTGGGGTACCCCTGGTACGAAGGACAGCCGTGAGCGTATTGCCGACCAAACCATCGGTACCGCTAACAGCCGTAACATCACCAAGGAGAAAGTCCTGGTGGTGCTTAAGGAATACACTGGTCCTGCAGATCCGGGTGATCCGACCCAGCCTTCGACTTTCAAGATTGCTCGTGAAACTCTGGTTACCGCCCAGCGCCTGCTGCTGGACACCGGCAACCTGAACATGTTCCACCAGTCGATCGGCAGCCTGACCCTGCTCGACGACTATCGCCGTTGGCGTGACCGCGTGTTCATTGATGAACTCGCTAAAGCAGAAGCTAATGGTGCCGCTTCTACCACCCAAGGTGGTTACTACTTCGCTGGCGGCAAGACCAAGGATTCTTCCGGTCGTGTTTCCTACACCAGCACTGAGTATGGTAACGAAGTTCAGCAGTTCCAGGTTCGTACTGACCTGCTGACCGTCGTTAAGGATCTCCGCAAGCGCAATACTCCGACCTTCGCTGATGGTCTGTATCGTTGCATCTGCGATCCCACCTTCATGATGCACCTGCGTCGTGATCCTGACTTCCGTGAGATCGCCCGTTACGCTGGTAACCCTGGTCAAGGCATGTACATGGGTAACCCCATGATGCCTAACAACGCCAGCTTCTACATGGGTCCTCAGGCTGGTCAGGCTTACTTCCTGGCTGGTGAGCCCGTGATGCCTACTGGCGTCCAGTTTGAAGGTGTGAAGTTCTACGAGTCCACCAACTTCCCGACCAAGAGTGTGTCTGCCTCCTTTGATGGCGGTTCCACCTATGCTTCCAAGGAAGTGGCTCAGGGTTACTTCTTTGGTCCTCAGTCGATCGGTGTTGGCATCGGTGGTCCTAACGCCCAGGTGCTCATCAACAACAACGATGACTTCAGCCGTTTCATCATCCTGATCTGGCAACTGTACGCTGGTTTTGAAATCCTGAACAAGGACTTCGTGACCACTGCGTTCAGCTTCGTCCAAGACGACGGCACTGTTTGATAACTAACAATAAACACACAACATAGGAAAAGATAAATGACCTATTTGTCCGCAAAAAAAATCTTCCCAGGTAACTGGGCAGAACCTCTGAACGGCTGGTACAAAAATATTGATACCACCGATGACGGTACTAACGATGGTTCCAAAGGCGGCCCCACTTCTGTGCTGGCCGTCCCTGGTTATCGTTACTTCCAGCAGCGTGGTTACGTTGCAGTTACCGCAACCTCTGGTAGCGGCCCTGTGGCTGCTGCTGATGTGATCGTTCCTTCGCCTTATCGTCAGGACGATACCCGTCCCGACATCACTGGCATGGTGATCTCTGGCAGCAGCACCCTGCCTGCTTATGTGTATCGCTCTACCATTTCCGTTGCTTCCGGCTGGGGTGATGGTCGTGTTGCTTCTGGTGTGTATGCCGCTACCGGTAACGTGATCTCCTTCGGTCGTAGCAATAGTGGTAGCCCCACCGCTGCCTCTGGTATTGGTGAAGCTGTGATCCAGGCAAACCTGACCTCTACCGTGTCTGGTTCCCAGGCTGGTGAGATCTTCTTTGCCGCTGGTTCCGCTGGCTATAGCGCTAACCCCTTCCTGATTGCTTCGGGTGCTGCTGGTGTTACTGCCGGTAACGTGTACTACTCCGCTACCGCCGCCACCACCTTGAAGGTGTTTGCGAAGGAGACCGCTAACTCGACTACTACTTCTGGTGGTTTCTATATCTCCAGCGGTGACGCAACCGGTGGCCGCACTGGCTATCTGGTCGTCGAGTGCTGCTACATCCAACCCGATGTGGCTCCTGGCTACGAAGACATTGACGGCTATCTGACTGGTCGCACTGTTAGCTGAATAAGTTAAACTGGGACCAGATGTAATTTCTGGTCCCCATGATGCTTTATCAGCACAAAAAAACAGGAGCTCGTGTCAAAGTTGTTTCCGAGTGGGATAACGGCGATTGGTACATGGTCGAGGACCAGGACGGTCGCCTTTTTACTGCTTATCGCACAGAGATCGAGCCCGATGAAGATGCTACTAAAAAGGTAAAAACTCTTCAAGTAAAAGATAAGGCAGCAAAGGAAGAGCCTCGTACTTTTCCCCCCGATACACGCCTGAATATTAATTCGGCAACTGCCCAGATGATCGCAGATCACATTAAGGGCATCGGTTTAAAAACCGCTCGCGAGATCAAAGATCTTCAAATGTCCTTATCGGGTGAAAGGTTTAATAATCTCGACCAACTGAAGCAAATTAAGAGGGTGGATTGGGACGCTGTCTTCTCCGCTGATCTGATTCGCGTTTAACTACATCTCCTCCTAGCCCCTGGGAAACCAGGGGTTTTTACTTTTAGAATAAAAAGAAAAGCAAAATAATGGCCTACGTTCCAGTTAGACGCGGCTTTACCGGACCCAGTGCCAAGATTGGTGGGTCTACTGATTATCACATTGATCTGAAATTGCTGGAATCTCTTCCAATTGCAGAGAGGGTTAAAGCTGTTGACTCTATTGCAAAACAATATCAATCTATTGGACGTGAAATTGAATTTTCTAATGCTGCTGTTTCTGGTCAACGTTGGAATCCATCTTTAGATTTAAGCGATAAAGTTCAGCTTTTAAATCAAGCAGCAGCCGCTCACGCCCATAGCAAACATCCTGGTTGGCAATCTTTAGATTTCTATGTTCCCTTCAAGGGAAAAACTAGATTTGATAAAGGAGCAGTAGAAGATGCCTCGATCTTTTTACCTGCAGTTCCAGGAGGTACAGTTCGTAGTGGTTCCGGCGGTGGTTACGGTTACTATTCAGAAGCCTTAGATCCCTCTGGGCGCACAGTCTTTAGAATCGGGCATGGCAATGTGGATCGTCCAGAGGAAGTCGGGGAACTGAAGATCGGTGATGCACCTGCTTCCACAGGAACAACAACAGCAACCCCTTCTGAAAGTTCTGGCAGGACAGAAGATATTCTTAAAGCCTTTCTCTAT